TCGCACAGACTCACCTGCTCCGCTTCCACCACATCCTCATAGTCCGGGGTATTCCAGAGCTGGATAAAGTCGATGTCGATATCCACCTGCGGCTCGGTCAGGCTGGTGTTCTTCAGATAATCCTGTGCAAAAGAGCGCATCATCTCATCCGTGGGCTTATCCTGAAATCCACTAGTGCAATCTAGTACCGTGATCTTCTGGTACGGAACTGACCGCTGCTCCACCAGCACCACCTTCTCCGGCAACTCCGTCACCTCGCCGGTCTCGGAATTCTGCCAGTACGGATGTACACCCGTGATGACGCTCTCAATGTTCTTCTCCATCTTGAAGTCGATGAGGTTTTTGCCGTAAACGATATGCACGCCGTGGTCTGAGCCCCGGTGATGATGGAGCTTGACCGTGTATCGGTCCCACTCGTACTCTCCGCCAAAGGTGTCCAGCACCGAGCCGTCGATACCGCCGAGGCAGTTCCGAAAAGAGGACGGCACCGAGAGCCGAAAAGAGGCGCTGGAGGAGATATCCGTCCAGACCTCAAAGGGGCACTCGGATGCCGCGTGGTTTCCCAGCCCCGCCAGCGCACCGGTGCAGCCGGTCGTGGCAAAAGGAGAAACCGTAATAAAGTTTAGCTGATACGAGATGTGCCTTGCCTTGACAGTCAGCTTGCCATCAATCGGCGTTGCGATTTTGTAGATACGGAACGGCTGCGATCTGCCTGTGTCGGATGGCTTTGCAAGGATGATGCTCCCTTCTTCCAGCTGATCCGCATGGATACCATCTGCTGGGTAGACCATCTCCAGCTCAAAGCTGCCGTTTCGTTTTTCCGTCACGATGCAGGACTGTGCATCTGCCATCTTGCCGATGCCATTGTTGTCAAACTTAGACTCCATGGATGCATACAGACAAGGGATCATCCCGCTCCACCTCCTTCCTCACAGCGTCCACCAGCGTGGAGTCACCTCCACCGCTGTGATACCGCCCGTCCATGCGATCTGTGTCTTTCCGGCCGGCAGTTCCGGGAAATCATCCGAGAGGATGGTCTCATTGCAGAAGCCGCCCGCATTGTAGGCATTGTGCGTCTCACAGTTCAGCAGGACATAATCCTTAATGCTGTGGATGGTAATTGATTCATCGCCCACATACAGCACACCGCCCGAATCTCCGTAGACCTTGAAGACGGGCTGTGCCGGGAATGCGAAGGGGTTCATGAGGTTGCTCCGGCTTTCCAGCCGTACCGTCCTCTGTCCTTCCACACTCCACCGCTGAGGCTTGCAATTGAACACCAGATCCATCTTTGCGGCTTTCTGCGCCGTTACATCGAACTCCATCGCTTCGGTGCAAACTGCCATCCGGAAGAAATCTGGGTCATAGGTATCCTGCAATTTCTGGTAGCCGACCGGAGACAGCAGCCACGACTTGACCGTTGCGGTCTTAGCGGGCAGACCGTTAAAGAAGAACGCTTCATACTTGATATCCACATTCTGATACCGCCGCCGACCTGCCCTTGCATTCTCGCTGATGATGTCTCCGTTTCTGCCGGGGACCGATGTGCTTTCTACATCCGCTGCCGGAGAATCGTACACACTGGGTCCAGACAAATATAAAAGGAAGTCCTTGCTGGACTTCCCGGCAAAGGACAGATACTGCCGTGCAAACCTGCCCTTCAAATCAAACTGGGATACTGTCTTTTTCTCAGGCAAATAGCCCATACGCATCACCTTCTTACTTATAGACCGAATCGTCCTGGTCGATCATCTCATTGATCTTGTCAGCCACGATCTGTGCCAGTTCGTTATCGTTCCGGGCGTTGTAGCCGTTCACTGTGATGTGAACGCCACCCAGATTCGTGTTCTTTGTTGTTCCGCCGCCGGCCAGAGCAGCCTGCGGAAGATTCCAACCGCTTGTGTTCAGCCGGGGCATATTGATCTCCGGCAGGCTGAAGGAGCAGATTCCCGCCATCCCCTGCTGAACCTTAGAGGCCATAGACCGGATCTGCTTCAGCAGACCACCCTCGCTGTCCCTGATGCCTCCAGTCAGCAGCTTCATGAAGTCAGGCATATAGGTGTCGGCATCGGCCAGCGGTCCTTCGTCCGGCACCGAGAAGTGCAGGAAACTGCGGATGCCGTTTGCAACGCTCTTGGCGGCATTGCCGACCCACGACACGCCTTTCTTGATGCCTCCAGCGATACCGCTGACCACATCCTTGCCCCAGTTCACCGCCGAGGAAGCCACGTTCTTGACGCCGCTCCAGATGGAGGATGCCACATTGCCGATGGCAGACGCCGCATTGGAGATGCCATTCTTAATGGCAGTCACACCATTGGAGAACACAGAAGTGACTTTATTCCAGATGTTGGTCACGCCCTCACGGAAACCATCGCAGTTCTTCCAGAGAGCGGTCAGCCCAAGGCCGACACCGCCGACTGCGGCCACCGCAATACCAGCAGGGCCAGCAAGACCAGCCAGTGCTGTACCTGCCGAGGCAAGCACACCGCCAGCCGAAGAAGCGATACCAGCCAATGCACTGCCTGCACCGGCTGCAAGACCAGACACCGTTGTTCCAACAGAACCGAACAGCCCCGCAATCGCAGAACCAGCTGAGCCAGCGATGCCGCCCAGCGTGGAGCCTACACCGGAGAGCAGCCCGGACAGGCTGCTGCCAACACCGCCGAGCTTGGAGAGAACACCAGTCGCAACGCTGCCGAGGTTCGACAAGATGCCGGTTCCGCTGCTGCCAAGGCTGCCCAGCTTCGAGATGACACCGGTGACACCTTGTCCCAGACCACCCATCTTGGAGGTCAGCCCGGAGATCAGATTGCCGAAGTTCGAGACGATCTGTCCGCCATCGGCGTTGCCGATTTTCGACAGGAAACTCCCCATCTTCGACAGCAGACCACCGCCGCCATCCGTTCCCAGTGCATTGCCGAGGTTCGTGAGCGTCTCGCCCAAGCTGCCGAAGGTACTCTTCATGGAGCCGAGCTTGTCCACGATTCCGGTGACAGTACTGACCGTATCGCCCACCTTACTGATACCCTCACCCAGACCTTTCAGGAAATCCGAGTTGAAGGTGTCACCGAGGCTGCGGATCGCGTTGCCCAGAGAACTGGTCTGGTCGCTCAAGTCTCCGATAGAGGTCTTCATGTCGGAGAATCCCTGCTTCACTTCATCGCTCATGCTGCTAACCGATGTTTTGGTGATCTTTTCAAGGTCACTCCAGACAGACCTAAACTCGCTGGTCATGCCGTCCAGACCATTCATAAGCCCAGTTCGGATGCCGGATGCCAGCCCGCTTGCAGCCGACCGAACTCTACTTGTGCTGCCGCTGATCGTAGAGGCAAAGCCACTCACCACCGACTTCACCTTGTCGCCCATGTCTCCCACGGGCGTGTTCAGGTTGGTCTTCATGGAGCCAGACAATGTCTTGACGGCCTTGACGACCTTGTCTTGATTCTTCTTGATGCCGCTTGCCAGCAGCTTCATGAAGTCAGGCATATACTCGTCCGCATCAGACAGAGGGCCAGTGTCAGGCACAGAGAAGTGCAGCAGACTTCTGACTTTGCTTGCCACGTTCTCTGCGGCCCGGACGACCGAGCCTGCCGCCGCACGAACACCGGCCGCCATCTGGGAGCAGATGTCACTGCCCCAGCTGTATGCCGAAGAAGCAATGGAGCTGAGAGAGTTGAAGTTGCTCTTGATGCTGGACACACCGGAAGAGACCGTGGAGCGCAGATTGGACATGGCACCGGACACCACCGACTGCACGCCGGAGAAGGTAGAGCTAGTCGTGGACTTCACGCCGTTCCAGCCCGAAGAAACCGTAGACTTCACTGCGTTCACAGCCGAAGATGCCGTGCTGCGGATGGTGTTCCAGCTGGAACTGAGTACCGACTGGATGCTCGACCAACTGCTGCTGGTCAGGCTGCGGAGGTTGTTCCATCCCGCCGTGACGGAACTCTTGACCGCATTGACTGAGCTGGTGGTTGCACTCTTGATGCTGTTCCAGCTCGTAATCAGCACGGTCTGGATGGAATTCCAACTGGACGTTGTCAAACTTCGCAGATTCGTCCACCCGGTCGTGACGGAAGTTTTCACTGCGTTGACCGATGCTGTTGTCGCACTCTTGATGCTGTTCCAGCTCGTGTTCAGTGCCGTTTGGATGGAACTCCAACTGGATGTTGTCAACGTGCGCAGGTTTGTCCATCCATTGGTAACGGAAGTCTTCACTGCGTTCACGGCTGTGGTGCTTGCCGTTTTAATGGAATTCCAGCTTGCCGTCAGGCTCGACTGGATGCTGGACCAGCTGGATACCGTCAGGGAACGAAGCTGTGTCCAGCCGTTCGTCACTGCGGTCTTCACACTGTTCAGGCTGGTTGTCACGAAAGTCGTAATTCCGGTCCATGCCGTAGTGAGGTTGGTCTTGACCGCATTCCATGCCGTAGTGGTATCCGAAGCGATGCCGGACCACGCTGCCGACATGGATGCCTTGATGCTGTCGATCTGGGTCGTCACAGACTGTGCCATGCCAGTACAGGCAGTCGATACGGAGGTAGACACACCCGACCATGCGGTCTGGGCTTCCGCCTCCACACCGGACCATGCGTTAGAGGTATCCGTTTTCATCTGGGTGGTAGAGTCACTGGTCTTGCCGGTGATGGCATCCCAGATACCACCAAAGAATCCGGAGATTCCTTCCCATGCGCTAGAGATGCCGGACTTGATACCCTCCCACGCAGTGCTTGCCGTAGACTGGATGCCTTCCCATGCCCCAGACAGCCCGGTGGCCACCGTTTCTACCGCCGAGGTCACGCCGGACTGGATACCGTCCCAAACTGTAGAGATCGCACCCTTGATGCCATCCCACGCAGATGAGGCAGTTGTCTGGATGCCCGTCCATGCAGTCGAAAGCCCAGAGCCGAGCGTCTCAACCGCGCTGGACACAAAGGAGGAGATTCCCTCCCACGCGCCGGAAATGACACCCGAAATGCCCTCCCACACAGTCGATGCCGCCGACTTGATGTTCTCCCAGGCTGTAGACCAGTCGCCGGAGATCACGCTCATGACCGTCGAGATGACGGCCGAGATTGCATCCATAACCCCGCTGACCACGCCGGAGATTGCCTCCCAGACCGTAGAGAATACCGTCTGCAAGCCGGTCAGGATACCGCCAAGGAAATCCGAGATTCCGGTGAATGTCGACTGTGCGTTCTCGTCCATCTCACCGGTTTTACCCGTGAAGAACGAGACGATGCCGTTCCAGATACCCTCGAAGAAATCCTTGATCCCCGTCCAAACGCCCGTGAAAAATGCCGAGATTCCATTCCAGACGGTAGATGCTGTGGTCTGGATGCCCGTCAGGATGCCGGAGAAGAAATCGCTGATTCCTGTCCAGATCCCCTCAAAGAAGCCCTTGACGCTTTCCCAAACGGTGTTCCAGTCCGTACCGAACCAGCCGAGGAACACATCTGCTACACCCTTCAAGGTGTTCAGCACCGTAGAGAAGATAGACTTGATGCCGTTCCAGATGCCGGAGAAAATGCCCTTGACTGCCTCCCATGCGCCGCTCCAGTTGCCCTGGAACAGATTGGAGAAAACATCGAACAGACCAATAAGGGTATCGAGGACCGTTCCCAGTACAGTGGACACGACCTGAAAGGCACCCTCGAACACAGGAGCCAACACCTGACAGAATCCATCCCAGACTGCTTTCAGCACCTCGACGATATCCTTGAAGTCAAAGCCGAGGGCATTGAGCCGCTGGGTCAGTTGGTCGCAGAAGCCGCGCACCTTTTCGACGATTCCGTTCCAGATGTTGGTGATGGCGGTGCGGAACTCCTCATTGGTGTTCCAGAGGTGCATGAAGGCAGCGACCAGCGTACCGATGACGGCTACGACCGCCATAACCGGCGCCGAGACCCCACCGAGTGCTGCGCCCAGCTTACCGAACAGTCCGGTTGCACCGCCCACCCGGGTGGAGAGCAGTCGGATGCCCTTTGCCAGCGAACTGAATCCTCGCAGAGCCGTACCAACTGTCGATATGGTCTTTCCCAGTACAATGAGCAGCGGACCGATGGCCGCAGCCAGAGCCGCCACCTTGAGGATGGTTTCTCTGGTGCTGTCATCCATGCTGTTGAGCTTGTCCACGAATGCCTGCACCGCCGACACGATCTTGCGGATGGTGGGCATCAGGAGGTCGCCAAAAGAAATAGCCAGCTCTTCCAACTGAGATTTCAGAATGGTGAGCTGACCATTTAAGTTGTCCTGCATGGTTTCTGCCATGCTCTCCGCAGAACCGTCACAGTTCTCGATGGCACCACGGAGCTTGTCGATGTCACCTTCGCCGGCATTCATCAGGGCAAGGAAACCGGACATGGCGTTCTTGCCGACCAGCGATTCGGCATTGGCTGCCTTTTCGGATTCGGTCAGACCGGAGAACGCCACACGGCAGTCCGCAAGGATATCGTTCAGGCTTCTCATGCTGCCGTCCGCATTGCTGGTGGCGATAGTGACCTCGCCGATGTTCTTGCCTGCAAATGTCACTTCGCCAGCAAGGTTGTTCATGATGGATCGCAGCGAAGTACCTGCCTGTGATGCCTTGATACCGCTGTTTGCCATGAGGCCGATGGCTTCTGCGGTGTCCTCTGCGCTGAAACCCAGCGCACCGGCGATAGGCGCACAGTACTTGAAGGTCTCGCCCATCATGCTGACGTTGGTGTTTGCATTGGACGATGCCGCCGCAAGGATGTCCGCAAAGTGACCGGAATCCGCAGCCGACAGACCAAAGGCGGTCAAGGCATCCGTGACAATATCCGAGGTGGTCGCCAAGTCCTCACCGGATGCAGCAGCAAGGTTCATGATGCCCTCGATACCATCCAGCATATCCCCGGTCTTCCAGCCGGCCATCGCCATGTATTCCATAGCGGAGGCTGCTTCGGAGGCTGAAAACTTAGTCTTGGCACCCATCTCACGGGCTTTTTCACGCAGGGAATCAAAGTCAGAGCCAGTCGCGCCGGAAATGGCGGCGACCTTACTCATCTCCTGGTCGAAGTCTGCTGCGGTCTTCACCGCCGCTGTGCCTAAGCCAGTAACCGCCGCTGTGACCGGCAGGAACTTCTTACCCACACCCTCGACCTGAGAGCCGACCGTCTGGAGCTTTTCCCCCACCGCATCGATCTTGGCAAGGGTCGTATTGGTTACCGCCGCCTGTTCCTGCAGGGATTTGAGGTTCTGCTCCGTCTCCACGATCTCACGCTGGAGTGCATCGTACTGGTCCTGCGTGATCTTGCCATCTGCAAGCTGCTGGTTGGCCTGCTCTGCCGCCGTCTTTAAGGTGGTGAGCTTCTCCTTGGTGGCTTCGATAGCCTCCTTCAGCATCCTCTGCTTCTGGGTGACAGCCTCGGTGTTGGAGGGGTCCAGTTTCAGGAGCTTGTTGACATCCTTCAGCTCAGACTGCGTTGTTTTGATGGTTTTGTTGACGCTTTCCAGTGCCTTGGAAAGTTTTGTAGTATCGCCGCCGATCTCAACGGTAATGCCTGCGATTCTGGATGCCATGCGGATAACCACCTCCTTCGGGGCATAAGTAAAGGCCCATCCGCACAAGGCGAATAGGCCAAAGAAATATTATAGTCAGTATCAAATCCGACCGACTTGCATATAATATATTTGTAAACAAATAAGTCGATGTTCTTGTTGACGTTTTCGCAAACCCATGCTATAATGCAAGTGAAGAAAGGAGTTGACAATTATGGCATCTGTTATGAGTGCAATCACCAATACCGTTCCTATCACCCAGTTTAATCGAGGGCTTGCCGGCAAGATTTTTGATGAGGTTAAGCAGTGTGGTGCAAAGGTTGTCATGAAGAACAACACTGCGGAGTGTGTCCTTATCTCTCCTGACGAGTATGTCCGCCTGATGGACGAACTGAATGACGCTCGCCTTTTGGCGGTCGCCTCTGAACGTATGGCGCACTTTGACCCTTCTACCTTGATTTCCGAAGAGGAAATGAACCGTCAGCTCGGTGTCACTGAAGACGACCTCTCCGGTTTTGACGAGGTAGAAATCGAATGAGTTGGAAAGTCGAATACCTCCCAGAAGCGGAAAAAGACCTCAAAGGTTTAGATGGAAGTCAGCGCAATCTTGTTCTAAAAGCAATCAAGAAAGTTCAGCAGAATCCTCTTCCTGTCGATGAGAATGGCTACGGAAAACCTCTCGGCAATCATAGCAGCACCAGTCTTGCAGGTTTAATGAAAATCAAACTTCGCTCCGCTGGTCTGCGCATTGTTTACCAACTTCGTCGTACTGAAACATCCATGATGATAATTGTCATCGGAGTTCGTGCAGATGAAGAAGTTTATGAACTTGCCCAGAAGAGGGTTCGTAAACACGATATACTCGGTTGACTATCTTCACCCAATCAGCTATAATTCAATAGTGATCAGGTTTCGGTAACCTTGCGAGGTCTGAGACCGGGAAGATGACCTCCGGGCCACCTTCTTTCTCCCCCAGCTGTGCACGGCTGGGGGATTTTTCTTTATCCTCGCAGACTTTCGTGCTTATTTTGCAATCAATATAAGCACGAAAGTTTGGTCAGAACCGGTCAAAGTCTGCCTGCGATGCCAGCTCCTGATACGGATACTCATCGTTCTGCCGCTCTGTGAACATGTCATTGACCAACCCGATGGTCAGCAAGTCGAGGTCGGCGATGCTGATACCGAGCTGCACACAGCGCAGCATGAAGAGTGGGGTGGTCATTACCCGCTCACTTTTGCGAGGTTTTTTCTTGCTTCCACCTCCGTCTGGACGTTCAGACCCCACAGTTCGATGAGCTGGGGCAGAATCTGGTATATGGAGAAGGTGTTGAAGTTTTCCAGCCACTCATCCGGGGTGTCCGGCACCTGATCAGGATGGGCGTGCTTTGCCATAATATAGGCGATATTCTCGAACATCTCCAGACTAAACAGGTCAAGGCTGGAGCTTTCCTCATCGTTATCCCCCACGCTCTTTTCCAGAGAACGCAGGTCTTTGTAGATATCCCGGCCGAACTTAATGCGATACAGCCTCGGCACGGCTGCGCTGGCACGGAACTCCACCATCTGACCATCGATCTCGATTTTCTTTGTAACTGCCATAGTCTTTATCCTCCATTTCATGTAGAAAGGGCAGAGCCTCCGCCCCGCCCTCGGTTTGTGTACTTGCTTACTCTGCCGGGTCGATGCTGACCAGTGCATTGCTGCCGCTGACGGTGGGCAGCTTGCCATCCCACTTCTGAATCTTCTGGTACTCGATCAGGGTATCAGACAGGCTTTCTGCAATCTTGCGGTTGGCTTCAGCCTGAGCATCTGCGGCAATGGAGGTCTTCTGTGCCTCCGCCTCGGCATTGGTGATCGCCACTTGCTTGTCGGCCTCAGCCTTGGCAATGGCGGCTTCGTTCTCGATCTTCTGCTTGTCGGCGTTTTGCTGGGCAATGGACTTCTGCTGGATGGCAGTGTTATACGCCTCTTCAAAATCCATGTTGTTGATGACCACCTTATTGATGAACACAGCACCCTCGCCATACTTCTGGTTCAGGGACTCTGCCAGCTTCTGCTGTGCCAGCGGCTCGATCTTGGTGCGGTTGGTGACCTCATTGGGGCCAAGCTCGGCCATGGCGGACTTGATGGCAGATGCCACCAACTCGTCACCGACCAGATTCTTGGTGTCGGATACATTGGCATACAGCCATGCACTCTTTTCCGGGAGCACCTGATAGGTCACGATTACATCTGCGGCATACACAGGAGTCTTGTCGGAGGCTTCGCCCCAGATCTGTGCCTCGATGTGCTTGTCCTGCTGCTTGTTGGACACGGTATGGATGCTCTGGACAAACGGAATGGTGAAGTTGAGCTTGCCGCTCTGGATGGTGGCCTCCTGAATCTGGCCGAAGCTGGTCTTCACGCCCGTGTAGCCGGTTGGCACGATGGTCACCGACTGGAACAGCAGGAAGGCCACGAAGATGACAGTGAACAGGGAAAATACACGATGCTTTTTCATATTGAAAATCTCCTTATACAATAATGTAGAAAGCAGAGCCGAAGCCCTGCCTCGGTTTATCAGCCCTGAGGATCAGTCTCCTCAGTCACCACACTGGAGGCCTCTGCCTGCGGCTCATAGACCTTCTCGTACCACTTGTTGTAGACATCGTCGCTGGTGTTGGTGCCGGTCTTGGCCTTGACATAACCGTTTGCCAGCGGCGTTGCCTGCAAGGTCAGGGTGTCGGTCTTGACCTCCTTGCTGTCCTCGTTGGTATCACCTTCGATGGACGGACGGCTTGCCACACAGTTGTACATAACGTGGCGGATATGCCGCTGGTCGCCATCGAACTCGAACAGGAACGCGAAATGCTCCAGTTCTGCGTTGGCGTTTTCCGCCAGAACGCCGTTGCCATCCAGTTCCTCGTGCATGATATCTGTGAGGAAGGACTCCGGAATCAGGGCGATTTCCAGATCACCCTCATAGCCGGAGTTGTTATTCACGACATAGTAGGCGATATTGTCCGCATAGAACGGCTCAATATCACCATTGGCATCCAGGGACAGACTGACCGCACCAGGGATGCGTACCGGGGTATCGTAGGTAACGCCGCCGTCCTCGTCAAAGGTTGCCTTGGCGTAATGGCAGTTTTTCAGGCCGTACTTGACCTTGTTGCTTTTCTTACCCATTGCTTTCTCCTCTCGTGAAAAAAGCCCTGCGGCTGACTCAGACGGTCAACTCATACAGGACTTCATACATCTTTTCCGTCTCGATCCAAGCCTCGCTCTTTTCATAGAAAAGCTCGTGGGCGGTCAGGACTTCTTCGATTGCTGCCTCCGTATCCGGATCTTTGTAATCGGTGTACACCTCAATGTCCAGCCGATTGAAGTGGTGGTACACGATGCCGTCCGCACTAAAATTTGCGGCTTTCGGATACAGAAAACAGATGAATGGCGGATCAGGGCTTTCCCCTTCTGCAAAATGGTCATACGCATAGGGCAGCCCCATTTCTTCCACCATCGCTTTGACTTCTGCGTGGGTCATGGCATCCTCCTACTTCAGTGCTTTCTCGATGAGGCTTTGGAGCAGCTCGACCCCCTCCTGCTCGGCAGGAGCAATGTGCGGTCTTGCCGCCACACGCCCACCGCCGCGCTTGGCGTGGCCCTTTTCCAAAAGATGCGTCAGCTGGTATCGGTCTTTGGAATGGACGACCATCTGAAGGCTCTGACTGGATTCCTCCTGCTTGGTCGCCACCCAGCTCGACTTATACCGACCGGTCCGGGATGGCGCGCCGGCCTCGATTTCCTCCTTGACCGTCTTTGCCGATTTCCGAACCGCTCGTTTGACCTCGGAGGATGCCAGCTTCGCATATTCCTGCAAGCCCTCGTTGATGGCTTCTGCCATTCCGTCGATACTCACGGTCTTGCTCATTTCTGCCTCCGTTCCAGCCGACAATGCAGCTTGATGGTCTTTTTATCATAGTTCATCGGGTCCACGGACGTGATGTCGTAAAGCTCCCCACGGAACAGGATCCGGAAACCGGTGGAGGTCAGCTTATTGACCTCGCTACACCAACGTACTGTGAACACAACGCTTTTCTGTTCGGCCGTGACTTCACCTTCATCCTCCTGCGCCTCAAAGGTCGAAGCGTAGGCGAAGCAGGTGTAATAATCCACCCATGCGTTCCGATGATTTCCGACCTTATCGGTCATGTGCTTACTTTGCTGGATCGTGATCCTCTCGTTCAGCTTATCGATCATCAGAACACCCCCTCCCTCACAGCGAACAGAATGGAACGAAGCGTCAGCATCAACTGCTTATGGTCCGCTTCGTCCCGGTGCTCGTACAAATAGCCCAGTGCATACAGAATTGCCACACGGCAAGTGCTGCGGAGGGCTTCCTGCTCCCTCGTCGGTGTGACCCCGTTCTCGGCATCCCGGTCAGCGGCATTGACTGCCTCCCACTGGTCATCTGAAAGCCGGCCCACATCCTTGCACATCTGCTCGGCCGAGGAAAGCAGGATACCGATCAGGGCATCTTCATCCCCGCTGTCCACGCGCAGATAGGTCTTCGCTTCAAAAAGCGGGATCAGTGCCATGATCGGTCATCCCCCTCTCTTATCAGCCGCCGGCAGCCATCTGGAGGAGCTGCACGGACTCGGGCAGGATCAGCTTGCCATCGACACGCTGAGTGGTCAGGAAGCCGACCTGATCCGTGCGGGCATACAGCTCGTTCAGGCGACGGAAAGTGCGGTTCTGGCGGTCAGCCACCCAGTAGTAGCTGTAGTCACCAAAGGCCATGACCTTGTTGCCGCCCTTGATCTCCGGCATGAAGGCGGAGGTCTTCAGAGGACGGTTCAGCAGAGTATCGGGCTTGCCGATCTCCAGACCCGGCTTCCAGATATAGTTGCCGTTGTTGTCCTTGATGGTCATCAGCTGCAGCACCAGTGCCTCATTGCAGAGGAACTGCGCCTTCTTGCGGTAAGGAGCCTTCAGCGCATAGTACAGCTTGAAGATCTCATCAAAGGTGACAGCATCCTGCTTGGCAGCCTTGACACCGACCTTTGCGCCGCCGGTCTCAGCCAGCAGACCCAGAGGCTTACCAACACCGTCACCGGTGATGAAGGCGCGCTCCTCCGCATTGCCCATACGCACACCGAAACGGCGGGCAATATAGGTGGCGAGGTCAAAGGCGGAGTCGTTCAGCAGCTCGTTGGAGATCTTGATCATGGTACCCAGCTTGTAAGCGGACAGCATGGTCTGACCGAAGGTCGCATCGCTTTCGGGGATCTCCTCGCCCTCATCGATCCAGCTTGCCTCGCCGGTATCCTCTGCAATGGGAATCTTGCGGGTGCCGGAGCTGGTACGGATGACAGTCGCCATGCCACGGAAGATGTTGTTCTCCTCCAGTGCCTCCACCAGCTTCTTTTCGAACTCATCGGGAACGGTAAAGCCGCCCTCGGTATCCTCGCCCACAGACAGAGCGTTGCGGACCTCGCCGTAGTGACCACGGTTGCGGATCATGTTCCAGAAGTTCTCGGCGTACTCGGCAGTGGCAGTCGGCTTTACATCCTTCTTTGCACCGTTCTTAGGATCGGCATGGACGGGGTTGGAAGTGGGCGCAGACAGCTGTGCCTCGATCTGTGCCTGCTGTTCCAGCCGCTCGATCTCAGTACCCAGGTCCTTGACCTCCTGTGCCATCTTGTTGTACTGCTCCACAGCCTCGGCCTTGACCAGACCGTTATCGCCGCGGTTCTTTTCCAGGAAATCCTTATTGCGCTTGGTGCGCAGTTCCAGAATCTTACTCATAGTGTTGTACCTCCATGAATTTCGTGTTTTCGGCATGAAAAAAGCCGGGGCGCATCATTTCATGCACTCCAGCTGTTTCATCAGGACGTTATAGGAGTAATCCCCTTCCTCCGTCTTTCCGTCCATGTCAAGGACAGGACCGGCTTCCGCAGGGAGATCACTGGGCGGCTCCGTTTGAGCCGCAGGGGTATCAGGCTTGACTCCCAGACGATTCAGGACGATTAGATCCATCTGACGGCTGGAGAAAAGGTGCCCTGCCGTATCCTGTTGGAACGGCTTCTTTTCTTCGCCCTCGCCCGGTTCTTCATCGGGAGTCTTCTCCGGCTTATCGGGGTTCGCCGGGTCACTGTCAGGTTCATCCTCTTTCTTTGAGAAAAGGATTTCATCCGCAAAGCCCAATTCCACGGCTTTCTTCGCATTCATCCACGTTTCGTTGGACATGAGGTTTGCGATTCGGGCATGGGACAGGCCACTCTTGGATGCGTAGGCGTTGATGATGCTCTCCTTGACCTCGTTCAACACCTCGATAGCTTTCTCCATATCCTTGGTGTTCCCCATCGCAACGGTACTGGGGTCATGGATCATCAGCATAGCAACCGGGCTCATCTGGACGGTATCTCCGGCCATGGCAACAACGGACGCCGCAGATGCAGCAATCGCATCGATCTTGACCGTGATGCTGCCCTTGTAGTCCTTGAGCATGGTATAGATCTCGGCAGCAGCAAACACATTGCCGCCCGGGCTGTTGATCCAGACGGTCACATCACCCTCACCGGCATTCAGCTCATCCCGGAACATCTGCGGTGTAATTTCATCACCCCAGAAAGATTCCTCGTCGATGGGGCCTTCCAGCCGGAGAGTTCTGGTCTCGTCACTGTCCTTGATCCAGTTCCAGAACTTTTTCATCTACTTCTCCTTTCACTTTTCTTCGGCATACTCTCACTCTGCCGGTTATCGCTGTCAGGGTTTTCTTCCTCCGGCTGTGTCTGCTGAGGCTGATTCTGCTGGGCAGCGGCAGCCTTGTTCTGCTGCGCCAGTCCTGCGTCTTTCAACTTCACATAGCCACCGTTGAGGTAGTAGTCGTCACCTCCCTGGTCAGCCGGGATCAGATCCATGTTTTCCAGACGATGGATATCATTGGGAGACAGAAAACCGTTGCTGATGCCGGTGGCATAGCCGTTCATCCGGCTCTGGTAGTCGCCGCGCAGCAGACCGTCCACATTGAACTTCGGAAAGTAGGTATCCTGCTCGTCCTCCAGCAGCAGATCCTTGATAATGCCCTGCTCAATGCGGACGAGCCACGGAGTCAGGGAATGCATCACGAAGTTCAGCGACTGGTATTCGATGTTGGAGAAGGTCGCATGGGACAGATCCGCTACCAGATGCGGCGGCACACGAAAGATACGGCAGATTTCCGTCACAGAGAACTGCTTGGATTCAAGGAACTGACTGTCCTCCGGCGGCAGCGACACAGGCTTGTAGGTCATGCCCTCTTCGAGAACAGCCACCCGATGCGCATTTGCCGCACCGCCGTAAGCTGCTTCCCAGTTGTCCCGGACACGGTTCGGGTCTTTCATGACGCCGGGATGTTCCAACACACCGCTGGGTTGTGCGCCGTTCTTGAAGAACGCCGAGCCGTACTTGTCCACCGCAATGGAAGTGCCGAGGCTGTTCTTCATCATAGCGATCGGTGAAAAACCGATCAGACCATTGAAGCCCAACCCCGGCACATGGAATATCTCATCCCGGCGAAAGTAGATATCCTTGTTCTGCTCTCCCGGAACTTCATCCGTATAGGCGTGGTAGATGTAGTACAGCTCGCCGCTTTCATCGCGATCCACTTCGACGTTTTCCGGCAGCAGCGGATACAGACCCAGCACTGTGTTCTTGCCATCCCGGACGATCTGTGCGTAGGCATTGCCCCACAGGAGCAGATGGGTCATCAGGGTCTCCCAGAACACAAAGGACGTCATTTCCGGGTTAGGCTGTCTGTACAGAATCTTGTACAGCGGATGATCCCTTGCCTTTTCCTTGTTGCCGTTCTCGTCCGTTACCCGGTACAAGTGCAGCGGCAATGCCGCAATGGACTCTGCCAGCAGTCGGACACAGGCATACACGGTCGGGATCTGCATGGCTGCCTTTTCATCCACCTGTTCCCCGGCATTGGATCTGCCAAACACAAAGGTCTGCCCGGAATCACGGACATTATCCGTAACCTGGGGCAGACCTTCTTTCGGTGGTGGGGTTTCAGATTGGGGAGAGTCTCTTGGGTTTTCAAAACCCAGCCATTCCCAGAATGTCATCAGGCGTTATCCTCCTTCTCCAGCTCCGGCAGACCGGCCAGACTGGTGCCGAGGGAGGCCACGCCCGCCACGATCGCTGCGCTGCCTACCGCCATCCAGTCCACCGTGCCGCTGGGCATCTGGGTCACAACCAGTGCTGCACCGGTCTGGAACATGGTCTTTGCGGCGCGGATACTTGCTGCGCGCCACCAATCTGCACTCATCAGATACTTCATAATCTTATCCTCCATGATTTTGTGTATCAAAAAACGATCATGTCACGTTCATCGTAGATGCTGCCCTGCTGCTGTCCTTCATTTCGGATGCAGCGGTCCAGTGCCATGATCGCAGCGACGATACCGTCGATTTTCTCCGGCGACTTTGCCTTGGTAGGCTTAATATTGCCGGCCGGATCAGTGTCCACGACCACATTGCCGGCCATCCATGCCATGATGGGGTTGCCGCTGTGAACGATACGTCCTTCCATCAGGAGCTTATAGAACTCCTTGGTGGGCGGGCTCATATCCTTAAACCCTTGTCCGAAAGGCACGACCGTGAATCCCATCCCCTCTAAGTTCTGGGTCATCTGCACCGCTCCCCATCGGTCGAAGGCGATTTCCCTAATGTGGTATGTGTTTCCAAGTTCCTCAATGATCTTCTCTATGAACCCGTAATGGATGACATTGCCCTCGGTCGCCATCAGGTAGCCCTGCTGGAACCAAATGTCATAGGGCACAGATGCCCTGCGCACACGCTGGGGAATCGTATCCTCCGGAATCCAGAAGAACGGCAGCATGATGTACTTTTCCTCCGGGGTTCTGGGCGGGAACATCAGCACAAAAGCCGTGATGTCACCGGTGCTGGACAAGTCCAGTCCACCGTAACAGTCACGGCCTTTGAGGGCTTCCATATCGATTGGCTGGTTGCCGAGGTCATAGATGTGTTCCGGGATAAATCGGGTCAGAGAGGACACCCACATATTCAGACGGAGCTGCTTGAATACATTCTCCTCTGCTGGGTTGTCCAGTGCCTCTTGGTAAGCATCCCGGACGCGCTGGATCTGGATGGTCTGTCCCAGTGAGGGGTTGGCCTTATACCAGTTGACTTCATCGTGCCAGTCATCCTCATCGGTCAGACCATAGACCACCGGGTAAAAGGTGTGGTCAATTTTCCGACCGTTCAGCAGGTCAAGGGCTTTCATGTGCAGCTCATAGCAGATACTCTCCTTGTCCGTGCCGGCCGTGGTAATCAGGAAGAACAGCGGCTGTTCACGGGCGTCACCGGAACCTTTGGTCAGGACATCGTAGAGCTTGCGGTTGGGCTGGGCATGGACCTCATCCAGCACCAGACCGGACACATTCAAGCCGTGCTTCGTGCCGACTTCCGCTGACAACACCTGATAGAACCCGGCGTTGCTGTAATTCACAATGCGTTTGGTTGCCGCCATAATCTTGCAGCGTTTCATGAGTGCCGGCGTCATCTGCACCATCTGGTTGGCAACGTCAAAGACGATGGATGCCTGCTGCCGGTCGGCGGCAGCGCCATAGACTTCTGCGGAGGGCTCGTTATCGGCAAACAGCAGATACAATGCCACCGCAGCGGCCAGCTCCGACTTGCCGTTCTTCTTTCCGATTTCGACATAAGCTGTGCGGAACTGTCTGTTTCCGCGCTCATCCACAATACCGAAAACATCCCGGATGATCTGCTCCTGCCAAGGGAGCAGCCAGAACCGCTTGCCCGCCCACTTGCCTTTGGTGTGTCGGAGGTTTTCGATAAAGCGCACGGCGCGGTCGGCCTTGGCTTTATCGTAGTGACAGGTCGGCAGCATGAAGCGGCTGGGCTTGTAGTCTTTGAGTTTTGGGTAGTTCTTCGGTCTGCTCTCCATCATCCGCCACCTCCCAGCAGGTTTTCCATCTCATCAGCAGCATCCGCAGGGCTGCAATCCGAGGCAATGATCCGACTTCGGGAGGATGGGGTCAGACCGAACTGCTCGGCAAAGCGGTTCATGATTTTCAGATAGGTCTGTGCAATGGAGACCTGCGGCACCTGCTGCCAATAGCCGGAGGGCGTTTTGACGATGGTGCCGTGCTGGGTGATGAATTCTTCTGCTTCTTTCCATCGTGCGTATGCCTGACAATAGCCGGCGAAGGCAGCCATGTCCACTTCGGTCAGGATGCCGATGGCTTCCATCTGCTTGGCAAGACGCCGCCATTCTTTTTTTGCTTCCGGCTCCAGCCATTTCGGACACGCCGGTGCTTTCTTTGTGGGCTTCGGTTCGCTGGTATTCAGCGGATGCTTGCCCGGATTGCCTTCCAGTTCCTTCATGGCGGTCGGCTTCGGTTTTCTGCCTCTGGTAGCCATTGGCTATCCCTCCCTTCTGTAAAAATGGGCAAAAGAAAAAGGACCTCCGAAGAAGTCCTTTGTATATCAAACACGGCGGATACGAGACACAGCCCCCTGCGGGGCGTGTGTCCTTTATTGGTTATGCGTTGGGGTTGGCTTCTTTCCAAGCCTCGTACTCATCGACCAGCTCTGCCTCCTCGATGACCTGCCAGACCGCGCAGAATCGGATGCGCTGGCGTTCTATGTCCTCGGCCGTCCAGCTCTCCGGCTTGTGGCTCATGTCGTGGTAGGCATCCATCTCGGCTCTCGTCCGCTGGAAAAGGATGTCCTTGAGCTGCAGGGTTTCGGCGTTGTTCCGCAGGGTGTACCGCTTGTCCTCGGCTGCCCGGCAAAGTTTGCCAAGGTCATCGCAGTTGATGCTCATGTCCTGCTTGAACATGAGCTCAATGCCGGTCAGCTCTCGCTCGGTGGCAGCCGCCTGAATGCTGGCAAGGTAGGTTTTGGCTTTCTTCATCATGGTCTGTATCCTCCGTATGCTTTGTTTTCCGTGGGGCTTCTCCCCTTCGGTGTGACTGTATATTACCGTCACTGGGGAAGTATATCAAGCGGCTATGATACACGATCATTCGCCCACAGTCTTGTCGGATATGTGTATATCCTGCGCACGGAAGATCTGCCGCAACGAGCAAAAGCCCCCCGCAGGGAGCCCCCGCCCATATCTCAGTGTGCGTTCCGGATGCACCATTCGATGGCGTGTCCGGCATCCGAGAAGACCTCATCCGAAATCTTCAGCAGTTCCAGTCGGCACTCGATCGATGAAAGCCCTTCCTTGGGGTCCTCGGCGAATCCGTAAACCGCAGCCTCCACGCCGCCCTTCCAGTTCGTTTTGGCAACCAGAACCCGGTCGCCAAACTGCAGGATGCTGTCGTTGCAGGGACTGAGCAGGTCGTAGTAGCTCTCGATGCTGATGCTGTGTTCCGGGAAGTTGTTCAGATGCTTCTTCATGGTGAAATCCTCCGTGTTTTTTCATTCCGTAGGGTCTTCCCCTTTCGGTATGCACATATTACCGTCATGTGGGGAGGATAGCAAGCGGCTATGCTGCACGATCATCCGCCCGGAATACCGGGCAGAATGTACATCACTCTCCGTCCTCGGCATCCTGTTCAATGAATTCCCGGATTACTTCATAAAAGAGCTGGGGGTCGTATTCCAGCGGCCAACGACCTTGGGAAAAATCAATTTCAATCTGGTCCTTGACCATCTCCTTGGCAGCTTCCAGCGTGAAGCCAGCCTTATCCTCGTCATTCATATTGTTGTAGATGTCCACGATAAGGTCCATGACTCTTTCGTCGTTCATACTCATTCCTCCGTTGCCCCACCACCTCGCCACACAGCCCCTGTGTGGGGCTTGTGCGGTTTGGTTGGGGGAGTTTGTTGGCTTGCATCTGCGCCCCCCTTTGTGGGGGCTGTGTCGGGCTTACTTCTCCGCCTTGCCCAGAAGGTAGGCTTCCTCCATGGCTTTCTGGATGCCCCAGACGGGAACCTCGATGAAATCCTCGCTGTCGCAGCCGCGCGCTTCAAGGTCGCCTCGGTTTTCCACCTCCACCATCAGGCGCTTTGCGATGTCCAGCAGGGCTTTCTGCTGCTTCCTGGTCAGGGTCTGCTTTTTCATGTCTATGTACCTCGCTTTCGTTTTTGTGACTGTATATTACCGTCACGTCCCGCAGATAGCAAGGCCGCAGATTACACGATCATTCACGCCAGGATCGGTGTATATTTGAGAGTCCAGGCACAGGAAAAGGGGCTGCCCTTTCAGGCAAGCCCCCGCCGTTTTCTGCTCAGTAGTCTTCTTCCTCATCGTAGTCATCTTCGCAGTCGTCGTAGTCCTCTTCCTCATCGCAGCTGTCGTCCCAGTCTTCCGCCATATCGCGGTAATCCCACATATCCTTGGTGGGCTGGCTGCGAAGGTCGGGGTTCTTCTTGATGTAGTCGGCAACCGCACCCTCAAGGGTATCCAGAACCTTTTCGTAGGCATCCTCGCTGAAGATCTCCCAAAGGGCTACGGTCAGGCTGCTGATCTCTGCGTTGCCCTTGGCGATCAGGAACCGGGCCGCGGGGTTGCAGGTTTCTTTGCCGTAGCCCTGGTTGACCATGTCGCCGTCGTTGAAGAATCGGTACCCGATCCGTGCGGTGGCTCTGACCAGTTCTCCGGCGAGGCTATCCGCCTTGCCGCTCGTGGGAACCAGTTCCTCGAAAAGCTTATTGATGCGGTTTTCATTCTTCGTCATTTTTGTATCCTCCAGCGTGTTTTTTGTGTTTTCCGTGGGGTTTTCCCTTTCGGTATGCACATATTACCGTCACTTTCGCACACTATCAAGCGGCTATGATACACGATCATTCGCCCCTAGATTTGTGTACATTCGGGCGGTATGACATTGGATGGACACGAGCAAAGGGCCGGTTTCCCAGCCCCTTGCCCCTATCCATCCGGTTTATTTGCGGATTTCGAGGTAGCTTATATTGCCCCAGCAATCGGTGGTCTTGAACCGCACCTTCTGTTCGGTTTCCCGGTCGAGGGCTACCTTCCTCAGAAGTTTCATCTTCTGGATGCGCCGCAGAAGGTCTGCTGCGTTCTTGGCATCTTCAATGGCGTCTTGGATCTCGACCACCGAGCAGTCGGTACCGTACCAAAGGTTGCTGAGTGCCTCCGGAATGCCGTTGGCAGTGAAAAGTCGGATGTTCGTATAGGTCATGGTGTTTATCTCCCTTCGTTTTTGTGACTGTATATTACCGTCACTCAGGGCTGATAGCAAGCGGCTAATGTACACGATCATCTGGCTCTTCACTCCGGAAAATGTGTCACTTTATGCCGCCGTGGTATTCCTCGATATACTGCCTTCCGTCCGGTTCGGTGACCACCGCAGGGTAGCGCACACGGCTGCCGTGCCGGGTCAGGAGCTCGGCGGCAAGGTCTGCCAGTTCTCCGAGAATCTCCATGTTCCACTCGAGGCGGTCATCCTCCGCCATGACCTTGCAGAATTCATACGCAGCGTTGTAGATTTCATCGTTGCGGGCACTCTGGGCATCCGAAAGCTCCAGTTCCTCATCCGTATCCGTCGCCGTGGGTTTCGGGCACTCTGCCCAGCGCCCTTCGTAGGTCTCGCCGGCCTCACAGCCGTCGGCGTCGTATTCGTTGACCCGAACCCACCGGTTCGACTGGAACACACGCTCCGTGATGCCGTTTTTCTGGATGCTGAGCATCACCTTCTCCCCATTTTCATTGACACCCCACAGGGCATCCGGGTAATCCCCGAACTCCTGAATCATCTGACGGCGAGTGGCAAGGTCGCCAAAATTGGCGGCCAATACATTGAGCCGGATTGTGTCCAGCTTCTTGTCCAGTTCCATTTTCATGTTCGTTCTCCCCTTTCAGAATTCTAAGGTCTCCAGAACCTCGTCCGTGCCGGTCTCCCAGTCGTGGCGGGTCAGGCGGATGCGGCTGTACAGCTCGGCGCTGTCCGGCTCATCGAAAAGTCGGAAGCATTCTCTGGCAAACCCCTCGTCGGTGTACTGCTGAGTCTCGTCGGGCTGGCCGTCCAGCCGGGTGAAGGTGATTTCGTAGGTGTAGCGTTCCATGTTTTTTCCTTCCTTTCCGTTTCGGTATGTGCATATTACCGTCGTTTCGGCATAATAGCAAGGCCATAAAACGTCATATTATCGACGATCATCTGCCCATATCTTTGGTGGATCTATATCGATAAATGGCCTTGATAAATATGTATTTTAGAGCGAATATACAGACACCGAAAGGAAAACACACACGGAAAACGGAGGCAACCACCATGAAAAAGACCATCAGCGAGATCGAAAGCATCATCGAGGACCGCATTGCAGAGCTTGAAGAAGAATACGAGCTGGACATTTTCGACCGCAACGACATCCGGGAAGAAGAATACCGCAAGGGCGGTTGGAAACACGACCCTTTCCCCGAAGAACTGGAGGAGGAAGAGGACGAAGAAGAAGAATGGCATTACATGAGCCTTGAGCAGCAACTCTACGAAGTCGGCATGAGCATGCGGGATTTCCTTTAAGGGAATCCGCCAAGGAACCCCCAGCAAGGCTGGGGCTGTTCCTCGTTGTCCCCGTTTTCCGTTGACCATATACACAGTTCTGCCGCCTAAAGATCGTGGAAGATCCTGCTCTTTCCCGGCTTGCTATTCTTGCAAACCAGAGCTAATATACAGTAAACTGGGAAAGGGTTCTCGATGATCCGAAGCCCCCACCAGCCACAAGCCAACCCCTCCTGCCTAGGCAGAAGGGGCCGTTTTCTTTATTCGGGCTGTGTGCCGTCGCTGGTTTGGATGGCCGCGAGTCCCGATGCGGTGCGAACGAAGAGTTCCGGATTCCAGAACCGTTTCCTGAACTTGTCCATGAGTTCCGGCGGCAAGTCTGTGAAGTCTTCCTCGCCCAACCCACAGAGGAAGAAGCCGCCTCGGATCGGCTGTTTCAGTTCCCGGATATACCGGCTGAACAGTTTGTCCGTAAACAGTCCGTTGTCGTCCGTGACCAGAGCGACCGGTTCCGGCCACGGGTAGGTTGCCGTGATGCAGTCGCAGTCCAGCACCTTATAGTACTCTTCCAGCGTGGGCTGGATATCGATCTCCTTCGGATGTTCCATCGGCTCGATCAAAAGCACCTTCATTCGACCCACCCCGCTTTCACGATCGCCCAGTCAGTCAGCGGTGTTGCTTGCCCAAGAAAGTCTTCCATCGCCTCTATCGTTCCGCAGGCGTTGCACACCATGATCTCTGCGTAGCGGCTGAGGGCTTGCTGCTGGTGGTCGTAACAGTCCGGCTCAGCGCCGCACCGTGGGCAACGTGGGCCCGCGTGTCGCGTCTTACCGAGGTGGTCGAGCGATTTCTTTACCTCGACCTCGGACGCCACACGGTGGCAACTGTCCGCGCCGTAGGCAACGTTCAGGCTGCCGCCCGTATCCCACGAAACCATCACGTTGCCTGCATCGTCCACGCCCCGGCAGGTCCCCTGCGTACCCAAGGCCGGTGCCTGAGCATCGTCCATTCGGTCCAGCACCACACGGCAGCCGACCGGAAACTGTGTCCGCAGGTATTCCACGGTCTTTCTATCCGGAAATCTCATCCCTGCACCTCCTTGATCATATTCTCCGCGAGTTTCTTGTTGCTGGTACACTTCTTCAGTGCACCTTCCAGAATGTGCATCGGGAAATGAAATGCCTTATAGCCATCGTGAAGGACCCGATAGTAGTACCGGCTCGGCATCCGCTCGCCGTAGGTGTCTTCCATGATGTAGACCATTGCGGTGACGGTCATGGGCTCTGCATCTTTGCTCACCACCTCGACCGTCATGTTTTCCTTGCGATAGAAGTTCGGATAACCTTCGTAGATGTCGAGGTTCTTCTCATCGCCAGCGGAGATCTCCCACACCAGAACCGGCGTGTTCTTTCCCTTGTTCGGCAGGATGGTCGCACAGCCGTGGAAGGCCAGCTCCCAGTCTTCCAGAACAGCCTGACCCACAATGCGGGCATCCGGGCACCGCTGTGCCATCTGCTCCACCGATAGGTTGCTGCCGTATGCGATGTAATACTTCTTTTCGTTCATAGTTGCTTGCTCCTTTCGTTTCCGCTGTTGTCTGGCGGTATGCTATATATGCCTCTGTTTTGCCCGAATAGCAAGGCCAATGTGCATCATATCCTGCACAATGATTTCCTCACAGAATCGTCAAAATTGTACTCAGTCGATTTCTTTGAGGAACTCCACCGCTGCCGCCTTTCCGATGCTGGAAGACAGCCCGCTGTGCAATGTATCTGTCGGGAATCCCCACCCCGTATACCCGTCTGCCAGCAGGTCGAAGTACTCATGGCTGGGGCAGCCGAGCTGCCGTTCTTCGTGCAGGATGTATGCCATGCAGGTTTTCAACTTCTTCATCCGATGCCCATCCAGATTCCAGACGGGAAGCTGGAACTGCTTCTTGTAATAGTACCGAGGGCAGCCTTCGTACCGGTCCAGCAGCAGTTCATCAAACTCGGAAAGCAACCAGACCACAGCTGGAACGCTTTCATTGGCGTCCTGCTCGATGGTGGCGTAGCACCCGGTCTTACTTTTCTTGAACAGGAGTCGGTATCCGTAGATCTCGGTAACACCGACCGGCACCGCATAGGGGCATCTGTGTTCCATCCGTTCCATGTCAAGGTTGCTGCCGTATGCAAGATAGTACCGGGACGGCTTTCTGCTGATCCCGCCCTTGTCGAACCGGAAGCGATCAATCACCGACCTCACCGCCTTCCGCTGCGGAAAAGTCCACGCCGTCAAAGTCCTCGGCTTCCAAAATGATCTGTCCGTTGTGCCACCAGTCGCTGACCGCCTGGACGGCCTCATCCATCGTGGGTTCCTTGATCTCGGATTCGTTGACCTCGACCACCCGTTTGAGGGTCTCGGTGATGACCACCCGGAACGTTCTGCCGGGTGCGGTTTCTCTGGTTTCATTTTTCATGGCGTATCGCCCTCCTTCTACCGCCTAAAGGGCGGTTGCCCGCCCGATAGGTGCCCGTGCAAGTCGGCGCTTATGCGTTGCGCCAGCTTGCGTTGCCCTCCATATTCCGCAGAAGGATCTCCCGTGCTGTTTTGAACTCGTCCCCGATGAAGCCCAGCCGAAGCATCCAGCACCGCATTGCATATTTCTCGTTGTCGGTCTGCTGGGGCTTGGGGCTTGCGGTCTTCACCATCTTGGCAAGCTGGCTCATTGCGAGGCAAAGCTGGATGTAGGCTTTCAGCTCACCGGCGTGAAGTCCGTTCTGCTTGCCGTCGCTGGGGTCGGCAAACTGGAAAAGCCGGAATTCAATCGTGCCCTTGGTGAAGGTGGCGTGGAGGTTCAGCATATGGTATCGGCTTTCATTGTAATGTGCCGTTCTGCCGTAGTTTGCGTGGTTGCTGGCGTACCAGATGTCGGCAAGCTCAGTCATGGTCGTCGGCTTTCTCTTGTTCAGCTGGTCAAGGAATCGGGGGTCGACCACTCGGCAATACTGTCCGGTTCTGCCTGCATCGATGCGAATCGCTCTGCCGATCTGTTCTTCGTGGGCAGCCATGATGTTGACCAGATTCCGCAGGGTCTTGGGGGTGTGGTTGCCCTTGCCGATGTGGATGTGAACGCCGCATCCCCGACTGGGGCTGGACTTTGCGCCAGCCTTGCGGAGCAGTCGGATGATTGCCTGCAAGGTCTCGATGTCCTCGTAGGTAAGGATGGGGGTCACCATCTCGCACTTTTCAGCTTCCGGTCCGTGGATGCTGATGTCTCGCTGGAATTTCCAAACCCTGCCCTGCTGGTCCTTGCAAGCCCAGCTCATGTACCCGTACTCGCTGGCTGCGTACCATGCGGTCGTCCCGAAGAACTCGGCAACCTTTCTGGCGGCTTTCTCGCGGGTGATGTTGTTCATCTCAACCTCGACCCCGATGGTCTGCATCTTCATGGCTTCGATCTGCTCTCTGGTCTTATCGTTCATGGTGTTTATCTCCTTTTGTCTTGTTCTGTTCCCCTTGCGGTATGTGCATATTACCGTCATGTGGGGAGGATAGCAAGGCCATAAAGGGTCAAATAATCACCGATCATTCAGGACAAAGATCGTGTACATTATGGCAAAAAACACACTTGATACTGTACATTTTCAGAGTTAATATCGGTACAATGGAAGAAGCTCTCTCTTATCCGGCGGCCCACATAAGGGGTCAGGAGCTTACGCTCCCGTCTCCTGCGCCTGGGGTGCGCCGTCTGCCCCACAGTCGGGCTGTGTGGGGGCTTCCGCTGCCGCTTCGGCCGTTTCCTCGGCGGCAGAAACGCCGCCGTGTGCCGCCTGTTTTGCGGCTTTCAGCGCATCCCGCTTTGCCTTTTCCTTGACCCGGAACTTTTCGGCATCTTCCTCGGTGCGGAATGCCGCATGACCGGAAAGGTTCTGCATCAGGAGTTTGCGGATGGTCTTGTGTTCATCTCCATTCAGACCCAGTCGGATCAGCCAGATGCGGAGTGCGTACTTCTCATTGGCATCGTTGACGGTCTTTGCCTGGATCCGCTTCTGAGCGATTGCCATCCGGTTCATGGCGGCGCAGAGTTCCGTGTAGGCACGGACCTTCTCCTGCGTCAGCGGACCGGCAAAAGCCAGGCTGATCTTCTCCGCCGTGATCTGGATGCCGGTCATGCCGGTGGTACCGGCACCCAGGCGGTATTCTTCCAGCTCATCCAGCATCTCGCTCATCGTATGGGGCGTTGCCTGTTCCAGTGCGTCCAGAAGTCCCTGCGACACCGTGAAGTTCGTACCCATCGCTTTGTTCAGCAGAGGGCCTCGGCTGTACATGAGGTTCAGGAAATTCCGCAGGCTCTGGGCGGTATGCCCGGACATCGGCAGGCTGATGGTCAGCTCATCCACATCCTGCAAGGTCGGCTGTTCGGTCGGAGCAGGTGCCTCATCCGCATCGGTGTCATTCACAGTGTCCATCGGCTCATCTACGTCCATCGGTTCCTGAGCTTCCGGGGATTCCTCGGCAGTTGCGCCCGGTTCCACGGTGGGCTGGGTATCTTCGGTGCCGTCCACAGTCTCATCTGACTCTTCACACTCCGATTCCGTGGCCTCCCCACAGGTGGCTTCCGTTTCCGGAGTCCCCGGGGTTTCCGCACCTTCCTCACGGATGATGCCCTCGTCCAGCAGCGTCCGGATGATCTCCGGCGCAGCGCTGTCTTCGATCACAAGCGTTCCCTCCTTTTCTACGGTGAAGCTGCCGACGATGTAAGCGCAGCGCGGCATGAAAGTGTACCGGGAATGAAGCCCGGTCAACTCCATCAGGCGGCTTACCAGAACCTTGCGGTCATCAATATTCAGTGCGTACTTTTTCATGGCTTTGTGCCCCTTTCTTTGTTTTCGGTAGCACATATATCGCTCTGAATCGATGAAATAGCAAGGCCATTTCTCGACATTCTTCATATTCGACCTTTTACACGATTCGTGCAAAACACGACTGTGCAAGATCATCCGATATGTACGCCCACGATATCACGGGGTAGCCTTTACCTCGTAATACAGTGGGCTGTTTTATAGGATTCAGCCAGCTCCGCCCTCCAGCACAGCGATACGACGCTCAAACTCTGCCGCCTGGTTTTCCAGTGCTTCGAGTCTCTCGGCATCCGTCTTGGGCTTTTCCTCGGTTTCTCCGTCAAGGATCAGGTAGCGTTCCATGACGTAGCCGGGAATGGTGTCGTAGGTTACAGCACACCAGCCGTCTCCTTGCCCGGTCACATCCAGCCGGGTACCATTGGGAATCCATGCCAGCCGGTCTGCGGTCTTGGACGGAGCTTGGCGCAGACTCAATCTTCCGCCCGTAACGGTTGCCTTGTTTTGGGTCTCCTGCATCTTGACTTCGCTCATCTCTGTTTCCTCCTGAGTCGTTCCATAGTCGATGCCCTTCAGCCGGCCACCGTATTTCCACTTGCCGAGCGTTGCATCCCGGTGGATGCTGTTACCGTTCACCGTAGTGGAACAGTGGGTGATCTCCAGCGGACGCACCTTGGTGACGACGCCTACATGATAGTAGTCCAGCAAATCGCCGCCATTCGCCTTGTAGCGGTCCGGCAGATTGTAGCTGCTGTCTCCCGGTTTTCGGGCTTTGTAGACGATCTCACCCACAAACAGATCAGCGGATTTGATCTCTGCAAAGTCCGTCATCTGTTTCCGGGCTGCGTAGTTACTGCCGTGGATGCCATTCCAGCCTCCACCAGCCCTGCGGACTGCGCCGATGATAAGACCAATGCAGTCACAGGTTCCATCCGTACCGCTGCCGCCGATGCGATAGTCCGGTTTCGTGGCACAGATGGTTTCGAGCTGCTCAAGAAAAGCAGTCAGGGTGATGCTCACTCCGATTCACTCCCATTCTCAGGCGATCCGGCTACCCAGACGATGCCGGACAGTACAAAAAAGACACACGGCAGTGCGACACCATTGCCCCAGAGCTTATACTCTGCGGCATCCGAATACGGGTCTGCCAGCCATTTTCGGATCTGCTTTTCCGTCTTCGGCTTCTTGGCCTGAGTCACAAGTCTGCGGTGCGTTTCAAACACATCCTGCCAGAAAGAGATTTCTTCTTCCGTGGGATTCTCAGTTTCGAGGTCACGGCACCACCAATCGGGAAAGCCTTGCAGCCGAGCGCACTCGGTCGGGGTCAGACGGCGAACCGTATAGGACACGGGGATCGGCTGTGCCTCCGGGTTATCGATGACCAGTCGGTCATTGAAAGCGTCCTGACCATTGAATCCGCTGGGATGCGCCCCGGTCGCCACCGTTCCCGACACGCCATCGTTCAGGTGTGGCACCGGTGCAATGGTGGCAGGGTCTTTAAAGTCCCGGGCCATAAGGGTGGGAGATACATTCTCCTCCACCCTCATGAAGGAGCCGGTGGTCATGGCGTAGACATCTTCCGGTGCGCAGACTGCGTGACGGTCAGTGGCATCCAGCGTAAAGCAGACATCTTCGTTGATGCCGTCACCTTGCGGACCATTCTCGTCTTTGCGGCCGATTATGTTGCCCTGCAGCACGAAGGTCTGCATCTGGTCGCTTCGGGTCGCCATGAGCGCACCGGACTTTCCATGCAGGTCGATCAGCTCATTGCGCTGATTCACATGGAATGCCGTCACGTCATCCGGCTGCGCCACAAAGGTCTGCTGTTTCATTCCCGGCTGTGCAGACAGCGAACCCGCCGTCTCGCCCAGATCCCGGACTTCATCCCGCTGGTTCTGGGTAAAGGCTACTGCCGGAGCCCCGCCATGGGTGCAGGCCAGAGGCGGTGCCACCTGTTCGTCCACCGTACAGTTCGACTTGCCTCCACCCTGATCCACGCAGACAACAGGTTCACAGATACACAGCCCACCCTGGTTACAGGTCGGGTCACCGCCGCTGCGATCCAACGTCCGAGAGGTACTGGCTTCATAGAAACCGCTATGGGGGTTATCCGACATCATGGAATGGCTGGCCTTGGAGCAGATACCGTAGGCTTTAATCGCCAGTTCATTGCATCGCTGTTCTCCGACATCAAACGTATTGAGTGTATTTGCGACTTCACCCTGTTTCCATGTCGGTGCTTCACTCTGTGAGTGCGGTCTCGTTCCTTTCATAAAAGGGATGAACACGGTCTGGTCGTTGTTGCAGCCGAGGGTAGCAGATTTTTCTTCCTGCCAGATAGCACCTTTGCCGCCACCCTCGCATCCAGAACGAATTTTCAGTGTGACTGCAGGTGAGTTTTCCACCTCTTCCCCGCTGTTTTCCACGCCATCCATGACCAACGGGACATTGCCACCGCCCGTACCGCACCGACTGGTCAGCGTCTGTACCTTGCCGTCCTTTGCGATCTTCACCCGGCAATCAGTCGGGTGATTTTCCAGAGCGATGGCAGCAGGCACGACTCCGGCCCGGAGGGTGGGAGAACGTTCTGCCTCATATCCGATGCTCCTCGCGTTGGCGGAATGTTCTGTGCAGAAACCGGCCGCTTCAAGGACGCACGGCTGATGCCCATGCTCTTGTGCCCGGAGTGTTCCGGTCACCTCCTCGGTCACATCCATCCTCTCCCCGCCCTGGTCGTTCAGGCAGAGTCTTCCGCAGCAGCCTGCCGTTCCAGCGCCGCTTTCAGCACCGGAGGCAGTTCTTTGCCACGCACGGAAGCCCTCCGCAGAATACCCAGACACGCCTTCGGACTCAAATAATACTTTTGGGGCACCGTGGTCTGCAAAATCTGCGACAAGGTAGATGCGTTTTCTCCTTTGGGGTACGCCCCACCATTGAGCGTCAAGAACTCGATACGCGACGCTCCATCCGTCTCCCAGATAGTAATCAGCATCGGGCCAGCCTTTTTTGTCAGGCGCAGGCACCTCGGCGGACGGTTCCTTAACACCGATGACGGCTTCGAGGACTGCTTTGAAGTCCTGCCCTTTGTTTGAGGAGAAGGCCCCCGGCACATTCTCCCATACGATAAATCTTGGTTTTGCTCCATTGGTCTTACACCTCATTTCCTTCACGATGCGAATCGCTTCATAGAACAGGCTGGACCGTGAACCATCCAGACCGTCTCGTTTACCGGCAATGGACATGTCCTGGCAAGGACTGCCAAAGGTGATGATGTCCACCGGCGGCAAGTCTGCGCCGTTGATGGCGGACACATCCCCGTAGTGCTTCACCTCGGGCAGACGCTTGGTCGTGACCCGGATGGCGAAGGGCTCCACTTCGCTGCTCCACAGCGGCGTGATGCAGCCTGTCAGTAAACCGCCCAAAGGAAAACCCCCGGAGCCATCAAAGAGGCTGCCGAGGGTCAGTTGGATATTCGATTCGGTGCTCATACAGCCTCCTCTCCGACCATCTGCTCTTTGGCTTTCAGGTAGAAATCCCTGGACACTTCAAATCCGTAGCTGTCACGTCCCAGTTCTCTGGCTGCCCGGAGCGTTGCTCCGCTGCCGGCGCAAGGGTCGATGACCACATCTCCGGGATCGGTAAAGATCTCGATCAGGCGTTTCAGCACGGACACCGGTTTCTGGGACGGATGGATCTTTGGATAGTCCTTGCCATCTCGTTTCCAGTCAAACCAATTGAAGATCATGTGGGACTTGCCGTCCTTACCGACGTTGTTGAACTTCGGGAGCTTGCCCCGGTAGAGGACCAGCGCATACTCCGTTGCACCCACGATCTTCATGTTGGCTTTCAAGACCTGCGGGCTGTAGTTCTTACAGAAGGTCAGCGGGATATAATTTTTGAACCCGTACTTCTCAGCTTCCGTGATGACCTTGGGGATCTGCTGGAACGCACAGAACACGATCATACACGGTGCGCCTTTTTCCCCTTTCATGGGTTCTTTCTTCAGCAGCCGGTTACAGAAATGGAAGTATTCTGCGATATTGAAAGTGAAGTCGGTATTGAATGCCGCTTTCCGGGCCTTATCGCTCTCTCCGTTCCGGTTATCTCCGTCCACATACCAATCCGGGCGGCTGGCGTAGAAGTCCGACCCGATGTTATACGGGATGTCGGCGATCACCAGCTGTGCCTTGGGAATGTTGTAGGACTTGAAGTTCTGGAAGTTGTCATGGAACAGGACACATCTGGGTTCAGTCATCTGCGCCCTCCTGTTCCGGCTGGAAAGATGCCACCTCATCGAACTTCAACTTTTGACCGCCACGGAGGACATACACATCCTCGTAGCGACCTTCGCTGTGCTCGATATAGCGCTTGACGATAACATCCACGAATTTGGGGTCAAGCTCAATGCCCCGGCACGCCCGGTCAGTCTCCTCACAGGCGATCAGGGTCGAGCCGCTGCCGAGGAAGGGGTCCAGGACGATGCCGTTGGTCATGGTAGAGTTGCGGATGGGATAGCTCATCAGGCCGATGGGCTTCATGGTCGGGTGGTCTTTGTTTGCTTTGGGACGGTCGTACTCCCAGATGGTGGTCTGCTTACGGTCGGAGTACCACTGGTGCTTGCCCTTCAGTTTCCACCCATAGAGGCAGGGTTCATGCTGCCACTGATAGGGACTGCGACCCAGCACCAGAGCATTCTTTTTCCAGATACAGCACCCGGACAGATAGAATCCCGCATCCTTGAACGCCTTTCGGAAATTCAGACCTTCCGTATCGGCGTGGAAGATGTAGATGGAACCGTCATCCGCCAGATGACCGTGCATCTGTTTAAACGCCGCCAGCAGGAACTCGTAGAATTCCGAGTCGCCCATGTTGTCGTTCATGATCTTACCGGCCGTTTCTTCCACATCTACATTGTACGGGGGATCGGAAAGCACAAGGTTGGCCTTCACGCCGTCCATCAGGGTATCGTAGCACTCCGCCTTCGTAGAATCACCGCACAGAACACGGTGCCGGCCCAGCATCCAAAGGTCACCTGCCTGCGAGAAGGTCGGCTGCTTCATCTCAGATTCCACATCGAAGTCATCTTCCTTGATGTCCTTGTCGTGGACCTTGTTGAACAGCGTCTCGATCTCAGGCGGCTCAAAGCCCGTCTTGCCCAGGTCGAAGTTGGAGTTCTCGATATCCTTCAGCAGGTCAGCCAGCAGGGAATCATCCCACGAGCCGGTGATCTTGTTGAGCGCAATGTTCAGAGCTTTTTCTCGGGTCTTGTCGATGTCCACCACCGCACAAGGCACTTCGGTATAACCCAGTGCCATCGCAACGGTCAGGCGTTGATGGCCGCCGATGATCGTCATATCGGCATTGACCACCAGCGGATCGGCAAAACCAAACTCCTCAATGGAGTTCTTAATCTTCTCGTACTCCTTGTCCCCCGGCTTCAGCTTTTTTCGGGGATTGTATGCAGCCGGCTTGAGTACGGTCACCGGCAGCATTTTCAGTTCAGCAGTTGCTTTCATGTAGCTCCTCCCAGTTCAGATTCACACACGCATGACCTCAGAGAACGGTACAAAAAAGGAGCCGAACTTAAAGCCCGACTCCAGTTCATCGCTGTCCCCGCCCATCTCCGACTGCGGTTTTTCCGTAATCGGATACCATTCCGGGTCTGTCCCGTTCATGGAAGCAAGGACTCTGTTCTCTGCATGGTCAATCTCATGTACACAGATGCCTGCGGTGTTGCAGACTGCAAATACACCGATCACTTTATTTTCCAATGCTGCTCTCTCCCTTCGCCCTGCCCTTATTGGCACAGGCTCGACTGCAATATTTTCTTGGAAGTCCATACTGGTGGCGGTAGGAGAACTCCCTGCCGCACACCGGGCAGACCTTTGACCGCACGGTCTTCCAGTTCTGCGGTCTTGGGTGGGTGTTGTTCCACTTGGATCGACATTCCGGGGAACAGAATTTTCTCGGTCGTCCCCGATGGTTCGGAACGATGGCTGCGCCACACTGCGGACAGAAGGAAAACGCCATGTCCTTGATCATCTCGGCTGTGTAATCTTCCATCCATCCTCACCCCGTCCTCATTTTTCGCCGTTTCTATGTCAGTTCCAGTGGAAAATCTCAAAAAGCATACGAAAAGAAGCGAAGCGGCAGCCGGCACTGCCCCGCCGGGTTAGTTTGTTTTTGCGGCGTCCGGCTGCTGCTTGCTTCTCCTTGTCCCGGAACAAGCTAAAACGTGCGAAAAGTCCCATGTTGCAAGGGTTTTCACACGCTTTGGTTTGTTTCGGGGGAAAACAAAAGGCACCGGAGCGTTCACCCCGATGCCCTCATCTTCACCTTGTTCATTTTGCGCCGATATTGCCGGGACCCCCGGCCTATGAATTTTGCGTTTTTTCACACGAAAGGGGCCACCGGTCTTCTGTTGACTTCACCACAGAGAAGTGACCCCGGCCCCCGGTGGGGGTCAGTAGCGGTACACCGGGTGGATGTCTTTGGTCAAAGTCTTGCGGTCGTGGCACTGTTTACACATCGGCTGCCAGTTGGCTTCGTCCCAGAAAAGTCCGGGATCACCACGGTGCGGTGTGATATGGTCTACCACGGTGGCTTTCGTGTATCTCCCCTGCCTCATGCACTCGGCGCAGAGCGGATGGGCTTGGAGGTACTGCCTGCTTATTTTTTGCCACTGCCGTGTATAGCCACGCTTACCCGCTGGGCGTGTGACTTCCGGGTGCAGCGGCAGGTGCATTGCACAGTAAAGGCTGCCCGGCTCAACCAGCTCCGGGCAACCGGGGTGTCGGCACGGCACCTTGGGTCTGCGGGGCACGGGTCATTCCTCCCACGGCAGGCCGGGCTTTCCGAAGTGACCGTAGGCACTGACCTTGTTGTAGTCCACGTCCAGCAGACCCAGACGCTGGATGATACCCTGCGGGGTCAGGTCGTAGCTGTCCTTGACGTAAGCCTGGATGAAGTCCAGCGGCTGGTGTTCCGTGCCGAAGCACTCCACCGCCACACCCACCGGCTGTACCACCCCGATGGCATACGCCAGCTGGACTTCGCACTTGTCAGCGTAGCCGGCCTGCACGATATCCTTGGCGATCTTCCGCGCCATGTATGCAGCGGAGCGGTCTACCTTGGTGGGGTCTTTGCCGCTGAGGGCACCGCCGCCCATTCGACCGATGCCCCCGTAGGTATCGCACGCCAGCTTACGGCCGGTGACACCACAGTCGGCATAGCTGCCGCCCAGCACGAACCGGCCGGTGGGGTTCACCAGTTTCTGGAAGTTCCCGTCCAGACCGTACTCACAGGCAGCCAGCACCATCATGGATTCGATGATGTGGCGGAAATCGCTGACCTCCACGTCCGGGCTGTGCTGCACAGAGCAGAGGAACGTAGTGATTCGGCCGGTGTCGTAGTCGTAGCTGACCTGCGCCTTGGCATCTGCCCGGAACATCTTGCTCGGATGGTTCTTCAGCAGTTGCAGGAACTTGGTGGCGACCATGTAGGGGATTGGCATCTGTTCGGCGGTCTCGTTGGTGGCGTAGCCGTACATGATGCCCTGATCACCAGCACCGCCCTTATCCACGCCCAGTGCAATATCCGGCGACTGCTTATCGACCAGGATGCCGATGCGGAGCAGCTCCCGGAAATCAAAGCCCATCTTGTCAGCACCAATGCGGGTGATGACCTCATGGACGATCTGCTGGTAGTTGGGCTGGTAATCGGTGGTGACCTCGCCGGCAATAAAGAGCTGGCTGCGTTTCAGCAGACACTCGATTGCCACACGGGCGTTCTTGTCGTGCTGGAGGATGTCGGTCACAATGGCGTCTGCGATCTGATCACAGATTTTGTCCGGATGACCATTGCTGACCTGCTCACAGGTGATAATCTTGCTCATAGCTGTTCCTCGCTTTCATGTATCACAAAGTAGGCCGCCTTTGCCGTTGCCCACAGACGTAGGCTCCCACAAAAGCTGCCAGCTAAGTATCGTGTGGCTTCCATTTTTCTGTTGCTGGTCTGTTGCCGGTTCTTCCCTCACAAAATGAGGGGTCAGATTCTTAAAAAGCATTGTTATTACGATGTTTTTAAGGATTTCATTCTACTCTTTTTATCTTTTGTTGCTAATGTTGCTGGTAAAAAGTAAATCGCATATAAAAGAAAAGAATAATAAAAAAATAGGGTTTTGAGTCGCAACATCAGCAACACGTCCAAAAACGCCGATATATCAGCGTTTTTCCGTTGCCGGTCTGTTGCCGATGTTGCTGGTCGAAGCTCAGAAGTGGCCTTGCGGAGCTGCAAAAACCAACTTTTATGGTCAGGACGAGCCGCTTTCCCGGCTGAGTTTTGCCGCCCTTGTGTTCACTCTGAGGTCACTCCGACACCACATTGAATTCGCCTTTTGTGGTTTCGGAGAGGCAGAATTCCACGCCCAAAACAATCTGTGTCGTACTACCGACGCCATCCGCCGGACGCTTTTTCTGAACCGTGTACCTTTTGTCGATCTCGGCATTCAGCACCTTGGCAGAATCCGCTCTGTACCCGTTTTCGGCACACCACTCCTTGTAGCGTGTATAAACGGCAGCACGGCGAAGCTCACTATCTGCTTTCGGTTGGAGGCATTCACTGAAAAACTGCCCCATCTTATCCGAGAACATCTGGTAGTCCATGGTGGCCTGCACGACAGAATCCGGCATCTCCAGACCCTGACTGCGAAACAGCTTATACCCTTCCAGCATCCAGTTCAGGATACCAGACATATTTTCCGGTTCCGCAAAGAAGCCCTTCAAACCCTTATCCTGCTCTTTTTCATCAAAGTGGCGGTCAAAGGGGATGATCTTGATACGACCAGACTCGAACAAGGTCAGGTCCGTGATGTTCGGACGGTGGTTCGTGTTGATGAAGATCTTGAAGCTCGGACGGAACTCGAAGCTATTCTCATGCAAATATCGGGCCGTAATGGTGTCGTTACCAGTCAGGCGTTTGGTCAGGGCAGCATCCAGCGTGATCTTCTTCTCCGGCTCTGAGATGTTGACGAACCGGGAGCCGGCAAGGCGTGCGATCTCCTCAGACGGTCCGCCACTCTGGGCATTGAACTTTGCCTGCAGCATGGTGGGGTCGGCGTTTTTGCCGTACTCGCCCATGATCCGCAGGATGCTTTCCATGGTAGTGCCCTTGCCGTTTCGGGAAGTAGGACCATAGAGGATGAACAGACATTCCATCCTCGTATCGCCGGTCAAGGCGTATCCGATGGCTTTTTGCAGATAGTCGGCTCTTGCCTTATCCCCTTGCATGATCTCTGTGATGAAAGTCCGCCAGCGAGGGCAGTCTGCTTTCGGGTCATAGATGACCGGGGACACCTTTGTGAGGTAGTCGTCCGGGCGGTGTTCCCGGAACTCCATCGTCCGCAGATCCAGCGTTCCGTTCTGGCAGTTGAACAGGTAGATATCCCGGTCGTAGTGTTTCATGGACAGTGGGAACACAGACTTTGCATCCTTCAGCATGGTTTCCCGATGCTTTCGGAGCTGGAGCTTCCGCACTCGGTCGATGAATCGCTTTCGGGCATCCTCCTCTGTGATCGTCAGGGCAAACACATACAGCTTGTCCGCCAGCAGCTTCGCCAGTTCCGCCACCTTGAGGTTTTCGGTGTCCGGCTGCCAGACCTTCCCGTCATACACATACCAGATACCACGCTCACTGTTATACCGGGCGATGGGCTTGAAGAAATCAGCAAACATATTGCCCATGCCGATCTCATCCCTGCCGTATCTGGGATTCGTGTGCGGAGCCATCTCATCCAGTGACATGGTGAGCTTGGTGATGTCCGGCTGGAACTCCGGGGATTTAGACTCCGGGTCAAGGTTTGTGAACTCCTCGTCCACGATGTCCTGTGCGTTGACCGGAACGTACACCGCTGCACAGGTGTTGACGGTGTTCCGAATGGAGATTGCACCGTAAGTCGTACCGGCCTGCCGGCGATCCCACTTGTCACGCATCAGGCCGGAGGTGCGAAAGATACGGTCCATCTGTTCTTCATCGCAGCCGCACCAGAACGCAAGGATGGACAGAAGTGCCATGTCCGCATCCGACTGGCTGTCATAGAGTTCTTCCCAGTCACCGGCGTAGAGCTTCTTGAACTTGTCACCGTTGTTGGCTTCCTCCGCATGGGCAATGACTGCGTCATCGTCCAGATACGAATGATGCCGGAGCTGGGTGTTCTGCACCTGCTTGTTGCGCTTCATCAGCGAATCCAGCAAGGTGGTCATCGCCGTCTCATCGTTGGGAATCTCCCCTGTGCGGTAAACATCTCCCGTCACGGTGACGAAGCGGTTTGTCGCACCGGGCATGTACACTTCCAGCCCTTTGCTTCGGTTGTTGATGTAATAGACCGTCTTGTCATAGACAAAATCTTCCGGCACACAGAAAAAGCCTCGCAGTCCCTTGCCGGACGGAGACTTCTCAACGTATGCCGTGGGGAAAATAGAAAGGACGGTCGCCGCTGTGTCATTCAGCGTACCGTCCTCTCGGATACAGTGGTCGATATCGAATGCGCCGATGCCGTTTCCAACTGCAATGCCGATGCCGTCATAACCACCCATCGCGTAAGCCATGAGGGTGGTTTTGAAATCAGCAAATGTGCGCAGGTCGTTGATTCTGGCCCGGTCTCCATTGGCCGGGTTGTACGGCATCTTGGTCTTCTGACCGCTGCGCTTTTCAAACTTCCAGACGCAGAACCGGCAGTCACTCTTCAGTTTCGCCGGAATGTTCTTGATGTCTACCACGTTCTCGCCTCCTTCTTGGTAGTAGTGTCGGCAGTGCCCATGTTAAAGAACACCGCGATTGCCTGCTCCACTTCCCGCTGCTTGGCGGTAGAGGTCAGGCTGCCCAGCTTGTTCAGCAGGGCGTTCTTTCCGATGGTCGTGACCTGCTCTGCCAGTGCGACAGAGTTGCGCAGATACGCATGGTCATTGATCATCTGACAGTCTGCCTCTGCAATCTGGATGTGCGTGGGCAGACCCAGCTTCTTCTGCACGGTGGTCAGGGGGATCACCGTCAGGGTGCTGGAGAAGCGGTTTGCCACATCGTTGCTGATGACCAGCACCGGGCGACTGCCGCTCTGCACGGAACTGCCGTAATGGTCGCCCAGCTCGGCAAACCAGATTTCAAACCGCTGCACCAACTGCTGCGGTGTTTCCTGCTGCGGTATGTCCTGCCGCAACGCTTCCTTCTGGGCAGACTTTTCAGTCCGGGCTGTGCGCTGCTTGCGGAGCAGCCGCCCTTTCTGGTTGATGTATTTATTCACATGAGGTCTTGAACGACCGTTCTTATTCTTGCGACCCAATGAAAACTCACCTCTTGTTCCCGGTCGATAGACCTTGGGTTGATGTAAAAGTAAAAAGCCGGACAGAGAAGTCACAGCTTTGGCGGCGAAGCAATCGCCGCAACAAAAAAGCCGAAGCGAAGTCATTTCTGACCGCCTCGGCAATACGCTTCTCTATCCAGCTTTTCCAGTATAAATTATACCAAATTGAGGGCGTACCGTAAAGAAATGATTTTGTCAAGAAACCCTTGAAAATGTCAATAAACTACTGTAATGTGCGGTCTATTTCAACTTTTTTCTTCAAGTTTTCGCAGCTCCAAAGCAAGCAGCTCCAAGCCCAACTTTTTGAAGTGTCGGGCACGATTTACTCCAAGTACATGATCTTGCAAATCACAGATTTCTTTGAGTGCTTTACCGTCCAAATAAAAGCCAACAACAGCCGCTCTTGCATTGGCATGTGGAATTGCCCATATCGCACGGATCAGCTTCTCCAGTGACTCCCATTTCTGCTGACACTTCTTTTCCTTTTCTTCGAGCATGAATTGATACAATTCTTGCTCGTTCTGGCTCTCGGCTTTACCCAGACTTTCCTTGATGTCTGACATTTCCTGCTCCATAGCCAGCAGTTCCTCTCGAATGTGGGGAATCGCCTTGCAACATTCAAGAGCGTGGTTCACCTCCGCCTCAGTTGGCGGATGATTTCCCAGAATACTCGGTCTTGCCATTCTGTTTTCCTCCTCTCATGCGGTCTTTGTACTCCAAGACGACCGCAATTTTCTCTAGTGCCCTCTCCCGTTCAGCCTCCACAGTCTTCCGCCCCAGCACCTTGCCGGAGCTATCCTCCACCGTAGGGATGGCTTTCCGCTGCACAAAGAGCTGATGGGCAACAAGCTGTGTCCGTCCTCGCAGACTGCGCAGCCCGATTTCAAACAACTCAATCTCCTCACAGACCCGGCGGTACGGAGTGATCAGTTCTTCCTCCCGGCGCTCCTGAATCTCTCGGTTCATGGATGCCAGTACCTTGTCGCAGTTGAGGACGGTGCGTTCCACCGGGTTGGACGTACCGCTTGTTTTAACTCGCTCGCCCTGCTCATGCGCTCCCTGCGACAGCTTGTAGATGACCTCGTCCCGGGTATAAAACCAGGCGTGGGATTCGTCGATCTGCCGCTTGAGTTCCTGCTTTCTCGCCAGAAGCTGTGGATAGGAATCGGCCAGTTCTCTGGCTTTTTCCATATAATCCGGTGTCCCAACAGAGGTCTGCGCCTCACCGGGATGTGTTTCTTCGCTCATGGTCAAGCCCTCCTTTCTGACCGATGTTCTGTATCACATGACTGCCGCAGCCGAGAGATTCCTTTTAGCAGCTTTTCTCTCGGCTCGTTCCCGTGCCTTTGCCCTGCCTCGCTCCCAGCGTTCAACATTGATATCTGCCTGCCGCTTTGCCTCCTGCATCAGGATTTCCGGGTCCAGTTCAGTCAAAGTCCGATACCACTTCGAGTGGAAGAATCGCTCCAGTTTCTTTTTGCTGGACCGGTGTTTCCATTCCTCCGGCTCCTGCACCAGCTTGAACAGTGCCTTCCGATAATCCTTGAATGCCTGCAAAACGATGGCGTTTGCCAGTTCTGCGTAGCACTCGGCATACTCAACATTTCCCATCGCCACTCTCCTTTGTGTCGTACCACGGCTTCACGAGCCGCTTGCCCTCAAGGCTGCAAGGATAGAGCTGGATGTCGTACCACGCCAGCTCATACATCTCATCCAGCAGACGGCGGTTGGGTTCCGGCAGGTTTGCGGCATACTGGATGAACGCCTCGATAAACCGGGACTGGCTCGTTTCATCCTTCATCTGCCGTGCATAAACCGCCTCAGCGAACCGAAAGCACTGTTTCTTGTGCTGCTGAATCCAGTCGTACTTCCAAGTGATGGCTTTGAGGAGCGTTTTGCGGCTCTCATCCGACGTGACCTTGGGCATGGCCGCCTGCTGGCCCTTTTCTCGCAGACGGGTGTAGCGTTCCCACGCTCTGTCCTCACTGCTGAAAATCAGCCGACAGCGTAGTTCCTCCAGTCGGACGACATACATAAGCCGACTGATTTCATTTTCGTAGAGGTCTTTGACCAGAAAGTCAAAGTTCATTTTGAGGTCAGCGGTGCGGCGCACCGGATTGTCCCCCAGCAGCTCACAGAGCAAGCCGGGTTCCCGGATGGGACGGAACATCGCATACGGAATTGTGAAGCCAACTTCATCGTGCTTGGGCTTGGTTGCTGCCACCGGCTTGGCAGTTTTATAGCGGTAATCGCTGTGTTCAAGGCTCAGACCAGTATTGCGGTCTTTCTCGTTCAAAAACAAAATCTTATCCATTCTCATTCCTCCAGCCGTGCTTTGACGGCAGAAATCAGCTTTTCCTGTGTCATGTCTTTCTGTTCCAAGGCTGCCATCACATCCTCGTCCACTGTGTCCTTTGTGATGATGTGGTGGATGGTGACCACCTGTGTCTGGCCCTGCCGCCAGAGGCGGGCATTGGTCTGCTGGTAGAATTCGAGACTCCATGTCAGACCGAACCAAATCAGGATGTGTCCGCCCTGCTGGATGTTCAGGCCATGTCCAGCCGATGCCGGGTGGATCAGGGCAACCGGGATCTTGCCGGCATTCCAATCCTTGATGTCATCGCTGGTCTTGATGTCACGCACCGGGATCTTGAGCTTCGTCAGATGGTTGATGATGCGCTCCCGGTCATGCTTGAACCAGTAGGCCACCAGCACCGACTGTCCATTGGCAGCTTCGATGAGGTCTTCCAGTGCCTCCAGCTTGTGGTCATGCAGGATTCGCGCTTTGCCGTTCTCGTCATAGACCGCGCCATTGCTCATCTGCAACAATTTTCCAGTCAGCGATGCAGCGTTGGCAGCATCTATGTCCCCGTCCTTCAAGGGGATCAGGAGGTCTTGCTTGAGCATATCGTAGAGCTTGCGCTCGTCTGCGTTCATCTCCACCTCATACCGGGTAGGGATACAGTCCGGCATATTCAGGTAGTCCAGAGCCTTCATGGAGATGGTGATATCCGATATACGCTGGTAGATCAGCTCCTCGGCTCCCTCTTTTGGCTTGTACTGGAAGACCACGCCACTGGACGGATTCATGGACGCTGCCTTGAAATAGGCTTCACGGTAGCGGCCGATGAACTTGCCCAAACGCTCTCCTCCATCCAGAATTCCGATTTCACTCCAAAGATCCATGAGGCCATTGGAGGACGGTGTGCCGGTCAGTCCGACCCAGCGTTTCACATACGGGCGGACTTTGCGCAAGAATTTGAAACGCTGGGACTGATAGTTCTTGAAGGATGACAACTCATCGATCACGACCATGCTGAAGTCCCAGCGCATTCCGTTCTTCTCGTAGTACTCCACCAACCACTTGACGTTTTCCCGGTTGACCACATAGATCATAGCTGGGTGATGGACGGCGGCGATGCGTGTCTTCACATCGCCCACGACGATTGAAATGTCCAGATTTTTCAGGTGATCCCACTTCTCGATCTCAGCCGGCCATGTGTCTCTTGCGACACGCAGCGGCGCAATGATGAGAACCTTGTTGACCTCAAATGTGTTCAGCATGAGGTCTTGGATTGCGGAAAGGGTGATGACGGTTTTTCCTCAGCCCAAGCCCATATCCAGGAAAAGAGCTGCAATGGGATGGGTCTTGATATACTCCGTGCAGTATCTCTGATAATCATGCGGAATGAACTTCATTTGGGCATCACCTCGCTTTCCGGCAGAGTTACCTGTGGCATATCAGGAATCCTCGCCCCGATGCCCTGTGGAATGGGTTCACCGGGATTCCAATGGACAAGTGCATCAATGGCAGGCTGGATCTGCTCCGGGCGGTCTACGCAGAACACCGGAAAGCCCAGTGCTTCAAGCTGCTGCCGGCGCTTGCGCTGCAACAGCCGCATCTGCTTACCGGGGGCTTTCAGCTCCACAAAGGCACACTTACCGCCCAGCAGCAGGACCAGTCTGTCCGGCACACCGTTCATGCTCTGACTGGTAAATTTAAGAGCCTGCCCTCCGGCGGCTCTCACGGCTTCCACGAACTGGTGCTCGACCTCACTCTCCCTCACTCTGCTTCCCCTCCTCTGCCCGCCACACGCCAGTGCGCGGACGTTTCTTCTTTTTCTTTCTGCGTTCCTCCAACAGCACATGACCGATGGCGGCATCTGCCGTGGGGTCTGGATAGCTGCGGTTGTGCCGCCTTTCGGGCGGACTTTCATCCTTGTGTTCGACCCAACGAACAGCCAGTGTTTCTTTTTCCACCCTACTCACCTCACCGGTTGATTTCTTTCCACTGAGCCGGCTCCATGGTGGCGACCTGCCAGCCGATGCCCTCCAATGCCGTAGCCCGGTCATACGAGGCAACGTCCTGTGACGCTCTAGTGACTGCATTGGACAAGCCGTACAGGGACAAGTCGCCGCCGGCGATGAGGTATTTGAGGATACCCTCCTGCTCATCTGCGTTGATGCCGTAACTCTGAGAAGTGAGTTGCACCACATCCTGCACCTTGCCGGTGATGGGGACTGCCATAGTCTCCTGCAAACGTCCCACCACCTGTGCGAACCGTGCCTCATCGATTGCAGCCATTGTGGTATCTCGGAGTTTCAAGAGGAACGCCTTGTCCTCGGCTTCCATCGTTTC